CCTAAAGCATATCTACAACTTGTCCACTTGTGACTGTAGTGATTTTTTACAATCATTTGTTTAGCTATCTTTTTTGATATTTCTCTTATGGTTATTTTACTTGGATTGATTGACATCAAAGTTTCTATCTAATGTTTCTAAATTTTCTTCTGCTTGTGATAAACTTTCTGTCCATTTTTTTACTTCAGTTAATAAGTCTGAATGTTCTCCAATCATTGTAGCGTCATTGAATAGTAAATCCAAATGAGCCAATGCTTCTGTTCTTTGTGCTTGATAAGCGTCTTTTGCTGCTTGTATCAATTGATTCATTTTACTTTCCCCATTTTCTATTTTTTACGATTGTAGCCATAATACCATAATTAGACACATCTAAATAAGCGTCTTCCAATGGTTCATCTACAGCCGAGTCTTTATTCCCCATCAACAAAGTTTTCAACCTTTGTATTTTATCATTCATTCTAAACCACAATCCAGTTAATGATAATTTAATTTCATCATCTGTAATTAATTGTGTTCCAACTGAAATATTACCAGGACCATAATCGTGTTGTTTTCTACAAAACAATTCATATTGTTCTCTCTGTAATCTTTTGAACTCATTAGTCATTTCAGGCCATTCTTTTTCCATTTGTTCTACAATTGGATGTTTGGTAACCGTCAAGTCTCTTTCAGACATTGTTAAGTCGTTTTCTCTTATATTGCTCATTTCAATAACCTCTTTATTGTTTTTTCATTCATTCCATACTTTTCTAATATTTTCATTAATTCATCTTTTGCAATTAAATCCAAATAATCTTTTACTTGTGATTTACTACATTCAAAATGCATAACCATTATATCAAGTAATTCAGCATTGTATTTCTTATCTTTCTTACCTTTAATGTATTTGTTAAATCGTTTACCTTTTGGAAGCATGTCACAATACCACTTATAAACCTCTCGTGGTTCTAATGTTCCAATGGAATACTTTTGAAAGAAATTTACAATCTCAAGAAAGTCTTTGTCCATTGATAACCAACGATTAATTATAAATGGGCTAAACTTCTTTTGTTCATCTTCTGTAAATTCATTCCAATGAGTTTTCTTTACAAGTATTTGATTTATCCAATCGAATATTGTCATTTACCAAATCCCCACGAACCATCTTTTGAAGCTGGTTTTGCATTTGGTTTATAGATTCTTGTCATTTTTTCATCATCACCTTGAACATATGGGTCATACATACATTTAGGACATAATTGTGTTTTTGTATCTCCCATAGATTTCAAAAAGTCTTTTTCTAATCCACAAGTGTTACATTTGTAAGTGTAGAAAGGCATTTATTGAAGTCCACCAACATCTGTAAACTCTTTATTCACATGTCCACATTTTTCACAAGCGAATACTTGCATTGGTATTATGGTTTCTTGTCCTCCTGGTGCGACTAAGGCTGACATCTTTCTTAATAAAAGTGTTTGTTTAAATGTTGAACCACCACACGCTTCACAACAAATTTGTGATGTTTTACTAAAGTCAATTTGTTCTTGCATTTGACCATTTTTACCTGGTGTAATCATTATTCTTCTCCGTGTTTGTGTATTTCTGTTATTGTAACATCTTTAGCTTTCCAATTCGTCTTAGATAAAATTGTTTCATCATCATAAGGTGGATTGTGTAATGTTATGGTTAAGTCTGGATTATCCACCCAATCTTTATGCTCTACTTTGAATATTTTCATTGTTTAATTCCTCTACTAATTTCATAACTTTATCTAATTTATCTTGATAAAATTGTTTTTCTTTTTTTGTTGCATGTGGTGATGTTGATTTTAAACTCCACCATTGTAGTATTTCGTCCATTTCTAACTCATTCACTTTAACAATCTCAACAGTCTGATTATCAAAGACATAAAGTTAATCTCTTTATCAACTACATTTACATCTTGGAATTGAGCTTCTGCAATATTCATAATACACTCAGCTTGTTTTCCACTACCATAATTGTCAACTTCATCATACAATAACCTAAACAACTCTGAATAATCACTAATGGAATTATCAGCAATTAATTTTCTTATATCGTTTAGTTTTGAACCATTGGATAACATTTCTAACAATTGTAGTTTGTAATTATTCTGAATTACAGAACTTGTATCGATTGTTAATTTACCATCAATGATTTGTCTTTGAGCTGAATTGATAACTCTACGAATATCAGGATAACCTGCATTCACAATCAGAGCTATGTCATCAAGTTCAAATGTACAATTCTCTTCTTTCAAGATATTAACCATTTGTTGTGCAACTTCTTTCTTTGAAGGTGGAACAACTTTATATGATTGACATCTTGATTGAATTGGGTCGATTATTCTTTCCACATAATTACAAGTAAGAATGAACCGACAATGTTTTGAAAAGGTTTCCATTAGGTTTCTCAATGCAGCCTGTGCATTTGGTGTAAGATAATCACACTCGTCAAGAATGATTACTTTCAAGGATTTGAAACCTACGGATGAAGCGAATGTTTTGATTGTGAATGCAGG